TCACTCTCAACGGAAGAGAGAGAGGTAGTGAGATCAGCTTGGACATTGCAAGCATTACTCAAGTGATGCAACGTATTGTAAGCCTGCCTTCTGACGGGGGTAGCACAGCTACACAAACTACCATAGCCAACTTCAGGACAGCTGTCACTACGGCTGACGGTGCTATGGATGACGACGATGTCAAGTACATCAGAGTAACCAACCTGGACTCTAGCAACAACGTACACCTTTCTTTGCAGCTCGCTGCCAACGGGGGTGCAGATCCCAGCACTCAGGCTAGCATTCTCCTAGAAGCTGGCAAGAGCTTCTTGCTCGGTAAGGCAGTTGGTGTGGCAGCTGTTGACGATGACGATAAAGAGGTCACCGCCTTTGGTAGCTTGGTGGATCTGGAAAGCATCATTGCTGTCAACGACAACAACGCTGACGTAGACGTCGAGGTCTTCGTAGCCAGCGCTTAAGACTCAAGCTTCTTGTAGAAGGCCTGCACGAGTAGGCGTCCTCTTTGAGATAGGGCATACCTCACCCTGTAGTTCATCTTGGTCTCTTCGCGAAAGAGGTGGTCCTCCATGGTCTGAGAGGGGGTCAGTTTATCAAAGTGTTTGTAGAGGTAACCCTCTTTAACTAGCGGATACACAAGTCTTTCCGCAAGTTTTTTCTCCGAGTACTCGTAGTCCTTTGCTGCATACCTAAGGGTAAAGAACTCCAGGTCGTAACACCACAGCATAAAAAGCATTTCTCTCTCGAAGACATCCTTCTTACTGCAGAAGGAAAGCATGGTGGACCTGAACTTTTTCAGGTAGTTGTTTTTTACGTACCTTTGATTAAGGCGTGAGAAGTCGCGGAAGAGCTTCTTTTTAGACACTAAACTTTTTGGCATAGCTATGGATTACAAAGATATGGAAGACGATGGGTTCTGGTATGAGGTCCAAGAAATTTCACAGGCTTTTCTAGAGATATGCCACAAGTACGACATGAGTGATAAAGTTCTGTCGGCCTTTGTTGTAGGCCTTTTGGAGGAGGTTGACGAGGACACAAGCAACATGAAAGCTTTCTTTCATTACAACATCCAGAACGAAACTGAGTTAGAGGTCATAAATCAATTCATGATTGACTCCTATTCTGCTCCTGAGCAAAACCCCAACCAAGACCTCAAAGACTTATTGAACGAATTGGGGATATCATTAAATTAAAATGGACGGACTTATTAGGAAGATCATCATCGGAAGAGATCCGAAGGATGCTATGGCTTACTATGTAGGCATGAGGGCTGGTAACGGTAAGGTGTCCGCTATAGTGATGGACGAAGAACACCTGTACAGGCATCAAAAGAAAAGATACCTCGTATATTTACAGTCAGATGAAGGGCAGGTTCTATGGAAGTCTGTAGACGATATGCCTTGTATCATTGAGTACGACTGCAACTTCTGATGACAATAGACAACCTCACTACGGACGGATCTGAGTTCACTCTCCCCAATGGGAGGAGGTATGTCGGCAGTTATCACATCCATGTAAGTCAGGGGGCTATGGTGGGCGCAAAGCACACCCGCTCTCCTCATGAAAGACTCTTCCCTGTAAACTCACCTGTATCTGAAAGGGTAGCTAGTATTCAGAAACAGCTTCAGGGTCAACAGTCCAATAGAAATAAAATTCAATCAACAAGAGCTACTATCCGCACATCTAGCCCCCCTCCCACATCAGGCGGGTCTAGCGGTGGTGGCGGTTACTAACTAAAATGAAAACACTTGACTTGTTTGTTGTTGAGCTCGAAAAGCAGATCAACGACACCATCTCTACGGACAGCGGTTTAGAGTTGTATATAGACACTAGGTTCGAGGGCAGTGAGTTTAAGAACAGGGTTACGGAAGGCCCTGTGGTGGCCTCTCCTATCAAGCATGATACGGGGGTCGAGGTAGGAGACACTCTTTACTTTCACCACCTTGTAGTTATGAACGAGGGCCAGGTATTGACTGGTCACGAAAAACACTACCTAGTTAGGTATGATCCCAATCACACTATTAACAACCAGGCCATTGCATACAAGAGCGCAAAAAGTGGCCACATATATACCCTTGCTGGGTGGAGCCTACTTGAACCTGTTGAGCAGGAAGAGCTAAAAACAAAATCTGATGTCATCGAAGTTGTCGAACTTAAAGAGAAGCTACCTACAAAAGGTCGTGTCGCTTTTACGGCTCCTTGGGTCGAAGATCTGGGGCTGAAGGTTGGTGACGTAGTTGGATTCAAAGAGAACAGAGACTACCGTATTAAAATTGATGGTAAGGAATATTACCGTACTCGCACTGAGGACCTAATGTATGTAGAAGAATGATTGACAAAGAACACTTGATGGCAGTCCTTGAAGAAGAGGAGTGCCTCACAGCCGACGGCTTTGATGATGCCCTTGTAGGATGCACTTATGGGGCCAACGTGGTCGCTGTGTATGACATCAACAAGATGATTGAGGTTTTGATTCAGGAGGGCCTAGAGTACGACGATGCAGTGGAGTTCCTTGACTACAACGTAGTTGGTGCTCACCTTGGAGAGAAAACACCTATGTACATCAATTTTGTCACAGAAGAAGTTCACAACGATTGAGGCTGCGAAGCGCTTGATGTCGTCGATGGAGGCTGCCATCAACAACATGATAGACGAGGTCAAGAAGCCCGTTGATCCAGAGATCAATGGTAGCGCCCGCAAAGCAGAGCTACAGTCTATCAAGCAAACGGCCACGGACTGCAAAGAGCTACTCGTTGAGCGCCAGCGGTTAGAGCAAATGATTAAAGACCTTAGCAACAATGGATCTATCGAAGAAGCCAAAGACTACTCAGGAGGATTTGCCGAAAGGTATTCCAAGTAATTGGCAAGAAGTGGTTTGGGAAAAAAATAAAACACAACACAAGTTCTGGGAAGAATCCTGGAACGAGGAACACGAAGACTGAGTTGTTGGTTTTTCGTCAGGCGACCCTCTACGTAAATGGGTTTATCAACTGGGGCGTAGTTCAGTTGGTTAGAGCGTCTGTCTTATACACAGGAAGTCGCGGGTTCAAGTCCCGCCGCCCCAACAATTTATTATATTTGTTTTATGAAGCTCAAAAAGCGAGACTATAAGAAAGAGTACGAGAAGTACGGAAAGGGCGGTAAGGCTAAGAAATACCGTGCTTTTTTAAACAAGATCAACCGCCGTAAGGGTACATACGGAAATGGTGACGGTCTCGACGAAGCGCATGTGGGCTCGTCTGACAAAACAACACCTCAGTCTGAATCTAAGAACAGGGCCAACAATAGACCCGTTCGAAGACGGAGCAGATGATCGCATGCGCCCGTAGCTCAGCTGGATAGAGCAACAGCCTTCTAAGCTGTGGGTCATAGGTTCGAATCCTATCGGGCGTACTAAATTAAATTAACATGGCTAAAGGACAAGTAACTACATACGAGAAGAAGAGGGTTCGCCGAAAGGGGGTTCATGCTAAAACCAAGAGCTCAGTGAATAAGGCCTCTAAGAGCTACAAGAAGAAATATGCTGGTCAAGGCAGATAATCATGACGAGGATATTGTCGCAATTTGTCCCAACGGTACGCAAGGTGAAACTGTTTCAGTTGGTGATCTACACATTGCACTTCCCGCTCAGCCTCCGAAGAAGAAAATTTTCGGATATGGCAAGCCAAACAACATGCAGCTGTGGCAAAGGCAATCTATGCCAGAGGAGCTGTCTAGGGTTAAGAGCATGGATGAGTGGGCCGAGACCCCCAGAGAGTTTCGAGAAAAGTTTCGTCCATATATCGAGGAGGAGTTTCGACGTAGGCGTGAAGGCTTTTGGTTCTATAACGACGGTACACCTACGTATATTACGGGTCGGCACTACATGATGCTTCAGTGGACCCGAATGGACATCGGGTATCCAGACTATCTAGAGTTCCAAAAAAATATATTCGTACATTTGGCAGCGTGTGAGGCGGACTCCCGATGTATCGGGCAGCTCTATACAAAGTGCAGACGTAGCGGGTACACGAATATCTGCTCGTCTGTTCTTCTTGACGAAGCCACGCAAGTCAAAGACAAGCTCCTAGGTATACAGTCAAAGACTGGTAAGGACGCCCAGGAGAATATATTCATGAAGAAGGTTGTTCAGATGTTTAGGCATTACCCCTTCTTCTTTAAGCCCATCCAAGACGGAACTACCAACCCTCGTATGGAGCTGGCTTTTCGAGAGCCGTCTAAGAGAATCACGAAGAACAACAAGACTACGCAGACTGGGGAGGCTCTTAATACGGTAATCAACTGGAAGAATACCACCAACAACGCATACGACGGTGAGAAGCTACACCTCTTGTATCTGGATGAGGCTGGTAAGTGGGAGAAGCCCACAGACATTAGAGATGCCTGGAGGATACAGAGAACCTGTTTGATCGTCGGTAGAAGGATAGTGGGGAAAGCTATGGTGGGTAGCACCGTCAACCCTATGGACAAGGGGGGTAAGGAGTACAAAGACCTTTGGAGAGATTCAGATCCTGACGAAAGAAACAAGAACGGTAGAACCAGGAGTGGGTTGTATAGGCTTTTTATACCTGCGTATGAATCCCTAGAGGGGTTTTTTGACAGGCATGGAAGGGCTATACACTCTGATCCAGACGAAGTCGTTCCTGGCATAGACGGGGAGGACATTGTTTTTGGTGCTAAGACGTACCTTAAAAACGAAAGAGACAACTTAAAGAACGATGCCTCAGAGCTTAACGAGGTTGTAAGGCAGTTCCCCTTCACAGAGGATGAAGCCTTTCGCGACAGCATAGACGGTAGTCTATTTAATGTCGGTCATATCTATGAGCAGGTTCAGTACAATGATGAGTTGTTCCCTAATCCTGTGGTAACAGGAAACTTTGTTTGGAAGGGTGGGGTCCAAGACACTGAGGTTGTCTTTAAGCCTGATGCAGCTGGTAGGTTTAGGATAGCCTGGATGCCGCCAGTAGAGATGAGGAATAAAAAGAAGTTTGATAGAAACAAACGTATTGCACCTAATGCAGAGCTGGGGGTAGGCGGGGTTGACTCTTACGACCTTGATGCCACCGTCGATGGACGGGGGTCTAAGGGGGCGCTACACCTGTACAACAAGTTTCACATGGAGCATCCTGCTAACATGTTTGTTGTGGAGTATGCGTCCCGTCCGCCTTTAGCTAAAATCTTCTACGAAGACTGTTTAATGGCTGCTG